CATCTCCTCAAAATTAAGGAAGTGCCTTGCATCCGGTTGGCTCACCTGACCGAAGCGCAGAAGAAAGCGTATGTGATCGCGGATAACAAGCTGGCTCTCAATGCTGGTTGGGATGATGCGATGCTTGCTCTTGTATTAAAGGATTTAGAATCAGAAAACTTTGATCTTTCGCTGACCGGATTCAATGAAGATGAATTAGCTAAATTGCTTGTGGAAGCTGTTGAAGGTCAAACCGATCCTGATGATGTTCCAGAGGTTCAAGAAACTGCAATCACAGTTCTTGGCGATATTTGGACGCTTGGGAAGCATCGGTTGATATGCGGTGATTCAACAAATATAAATAATTGGGAGAAATTAGATATTGAAAGCGGATTTGTTTGCTTCACATCTCCACCATATAATTTAGGAAAAAGTGCAAAACTTAGTGGCAATAAACAACTAAAAAAATCTGGTAATGCTTATAATGATTATGGAGATGATAAAAGCGGAGAAGATTATTCAAATCTTATAAATGAAGTTTTATCAATTTCAATTTCTTATTGTGATTGCTCAGCTTTCAATGTCCAGCCACTTGCAGGAAGTAAAAGAGAATTACTAAAATTATTCGATAAATTTTCATCGAATTTAATCGACATAATTACATGGGATAAAAAAAATTCTGCTCCGCAAATGGCTGAAGGAGTTTTATCATCAAGATATGAATGGATTGTATTATTTTCAAAAGATATGAATGCTTCAAGGAGAATTCCACTTTCTTCATGGCGTGGAAAATATTCAAGCGTTTATGAAGCTCCACCACAAAGAAAAAATGAATTTTCTTCAATTCATGGAGCAACATTTCCAGTGCATTTACCTGAATATATGATTGGTGATCTGATGAATCGATCGAGAGGAGTTGTTGATTGTTTTATGGGAACAGGCACAACTCTAATTGCGGCAGAAAAATTGAACAAAGAATGCAGAGGAATTGAATTATCTCCTCAATATTGTGATGTCATAGTTAAAAGATGGCAAGACTTTACTGGCAAAAATGCGGTTCATTCAGAAACCGGAAAAACATTTAATGAGATGATGAATGAGCGCAGTAACAACAGTTCCGCTTGAAACAATATGCAAACTTCTTGATCTAACTCCTGCGCGGATTTCTCAACTTACTTCGCAAGGCGTTATTCCAAGACAGGAGCGAGGTCGTTATGAGGTCGTTCCAGTTGTTCGCGCATACATCAAATTTCTTCGTGAACGAGCAGTTCGCGGTGATGTTCATGGTGACGATTATTCGACTCATAGAACGCGGCTAACAAAAGCAAGAGCAGACATCACAGAAATGGAACGAGCGCAGATGGAGAATCGGCTTATTCCTTCATCGGACGTTGAGTTGACTTGGAACTCACTTGTTTCAAATGCTCGTAATCGGTTGATAGCAATTCCGACTAAAGTTGCTCCTGTCGTTTATGCCTCTAAGAACTTGAACGAAATCCGTGATATAATAAAAGACGAAATTTATTCGGCATTGGATGAACTTGCAAATGCAGAAGTCAGAACCATCAATCCAATACTTGGCAACTCCGAAGTCACTGGAGACGAAGAGGAAGGTTCTGACGGTTTGGAAACCGCCTCCGAATCTCAAGATAAGTGATTGGGCTGATAAAAACAGAAGGCTTTCGCCAGAGGCAAGTTCTGAACCCGGACAATGGCAAACATCAAGGGCTGAATATCAACGCGGGATCATGAACGCGATCTCCGATCCGACCGTTTCTGAAGTTGTGATTATGTCATCTGCTCAGATCGGTAAGACTGAGATGATAAATAATCTTGTTGCTTATCATATCGATCAAGACCCGTCTCCTATCCTAGTTGTTCAACCTACTTTGCAAATGGCTGAAGCATGGTCGAAGGATCGTCTCTCGCCAATGTTGCGCGATACGCCATGCCTACAAGGAAAGGTGGCTGATCCTCGATCGAGAGACTCAGGCAATACAACTTTGCATAAAGTTTTTTCTGGCGGTCATATTACTATGGCAGGAGCGAACTCAGCCGCTAACTTGGCATCGCGTCCGATTCAGTAACATTCTGGAACCGTAAATTCATTCTGGCTTCTACGCCTACAATCAAAGGTGCATCACGCATCGAGATTGCCTTCGAAGAGAGCGATCAAAGATATTACCATGTGCCTTGCGAAGATTGCGGTCATTATCAAACTTTGAAATGGTCGAACGTAAACTTTGAAAAGGATAAACCTGAAACGGCTGTCTATACTTGCGAAGAATGCGGTTCGCAGTGGGATGACGCAACTCGATTAAGAGTTATACGCAAAGGTGAATGGAAGGCGGAGAGAGAGTTTCGCGGCATCGCAGGATTTCATTTGAACGCTCTTTATTCGCCTTGGATGATGTTGGCTGATGGCGTTCGAGAATTTATCGAAGCACGAAAACAACCAGCAACTCTCCGCGTTTGGGTTAATACATTCCTTGGCGAGACATGGGAAGAGCAAGGCGAACGCATCGACGATATTGATCTAATCAATCGGAAAGAGGATTATTTGAATAATCTTCCTGATGGCATTGTTATCGTTACGGCTGGCGTAGACGTTCAAGATGATCGTTTAGAATGCGAAATAGTAGGATGGGGAAGAAATGATGAATCATGGTCTTTGGACTATCGCACTTTTTACGGTGATCCTTCTGGCGGCCAAGTCTGGTCCGATCTTGATGCCAGCTTATCGCAGACATGGACAACCGAAAGTGGAAAGGAACTTCCTTTAAGAGCGGCTTGCGTGGACTCTGGCGGTCATCACACGATGGCGGTTTATAACTATGTTCGACCGCGCGAAGGCCGAAGGATATTTGCCATCAAGGGTGTTGGCGGAGAAGCGAAGCCTCTTATCTCAAGACCATCGCTGAATAACATCGGAAAGATCAAATTATTTCCGGTCGGTGTCGATACTGCCAAGGAAACACTCTATTCCAGATTCAAGATCACTCAGGCGGGAGCGGGTTATTGCCATTTTCCAGAGCATTATGACACAGAGTATTTCAGGCAATTAACGGCTGAACAGCAAGTCAAACGTTATCATAAAGGCTTTTTAAGGCGAGAATGGCAGAAGATTCGGCCTCGAAATGAGGCTTTAGACTGTCGAGTTTATGCGATGGCGGCATTGGCAATCTTGAATTTGAAATAATGAATGGCAAACCTATTCAATGTTTCTGAATCACCAATGGAAACGCCGACCGAAATCGTGGTTGGCGACTATCTTTTGTGGCGTAGAAACTTTCCTGATTATTCGCCTTCGACATACACTGCGACTTATGTTGCCAAGATTGCGGCATCAGCAACAGAGATTCAAGTTTCCTCAACCGCATCCGATGGAAACTTCTTATTCACGGTAACGAGCGCGACTTCTGCTGGTTTCACGGCTGGTGAATATCACTGGCAGTTAGAAATGAGTGATGGCACAAACCGAATCGTCATCGAACGCGGGATGTGGACGGTTATTCCTGATCTCGATATTGGCTCGGCTGATCCGCGTTCTCATGCCGAAATCATGGTCAAGAAGATTGAATCGATCTTACAAGGCCGAGCAGATCAAGATGTTGCAAGTTATTCGATCAATGGTCGCTCTCTCACCCGCATGGGAGTTACCGATCTGACCGAATGGCGCGATTATTACATGGGCGAAATTGTTAAACAGAAGCGGGAATATCGTAAGAAACTTGGTCAGGCGACAGGCCAGACGATCCGCGTGAGGTTCTGATATGGGTCTTTTTGACTTTTTTTCGTGAAAAATGAGCGGTTCAGACCAAGAAATTTGCTCGCAGATCATACACTGCGGCGGCAACTGGTCGGCTTTTTGCTGATTTTGTGGCGAACACTCTTTCGGCTGACAGTGAAATCCGTCCTGCTCTTCGCAGGGTTCGTGACAGGTGCCGCGATGTTGCTCGCAATAACGACTATGCTAAACGCTATTTGCAGATGATTGAAACGAACGTGGTCGGTGATCAAGGCGTTCGCATTCAGGTTCGCGCCAGAAATTCAGATCAATCGCTAGACACGGTTGGCAATGCCATCATCGAACGCCAGTGGGACTATTGGGGTCGGCGCGGTGTTCCGACTATGGATGGCAAAATGTCATGGCTCGATTGCCAGCGGATGTTCATTTCGAACGTAGCGCGGGATGGCGAGTGCATCGTTCGCATGGTCGAGA